TTCAACAATTTTCAACATATTTGACATACCAATACTATCAACAGACGTATCAAGGAGTTCATCAAACACAATCAAATCTGGATAAGATTCTGATATCATTCTTGTAAAATCAAGCATAGCAAGTTTTATTGCCATATCTATAGAACAACTTTCACCACCAGACAATGATTCATAAGACATATCGGGATTTCCAGGCCCCTTTATCGTTATATCCATCCAACTATTCATTGTTGTGTAGAAATTATGCCCTATGGTGTTGAGATACTCATTTGTTCTTTTGTTTATGCCAGGTATAAAAGATGATATAGCATATTGTTTGATATTTTCATCTTTACACAATTCTTTCAAACACTTGAAATGATCCAATATTTCATTAAGTTTTTCAAGCTTTTTCTTAAATTCAAGAATTTCCGAACGATATGATACGATCTTTTTTTCCTCATTCTTTATCATATCTTGAAGTTCTTTTTTACGATTTTCTTCATTCTCTATTTTAGCCAATACTTCTTGAATTTTTCTTTCTATTATTTCAATACCTTTTTCTATCTTATTGATATTATCAATTATCTCTCTTTTTAATGTTATATCAGTTAATATTTTTCTGTTTTTTTCTTCTATTTTTTCAACAAGATTTTTCAATATCTCCATTGCTTTATCATATCTCTTAATTTTGCTTATAGATGGTATTTTTCCATCACTTTTTATCTCGTTTTTTTCAAGATATGATAAATTAGTTAAAATATTAGAATAAACTCTAAGATTTTCTTCTTTTTCTTTTCTTTCTTTATCTATTTTAGCAAGATCATCTTTGAATTTCTTTATTTCACTAACAATTTCTTTTTCTGACTCTTTTATTGCCTCATATTCATTTTTCTTTTTATTGAATAAATCATTATTTTCAAGATTTGATCCACAAAGAGGACAATTGTTATTATTACCTATTTGTTCCAATATTTTTTCTATTTCACTGTTTTTATATGATAAAACACTTTTTTTCCTTGATAAATCATCTATTTTATCTTTTAGATTCTTCTTTGATTCGTCTATTATATCTAATTCATTTTTTAATTCTTCTATAAAACTTTTTATTTTTTCACGATTACCAAATTTTTTCTCTAATTCTTCTATTTCCTTCTTCCTCTTTTCTTCGTTTTCTATAACTTTTTTAGATTGTTCTATAAACGAAAGAGCAGAAGATTTTTTCGTTTTTGCTATCTTTATTTTAGTATTGATGTTTTTTATTTTTATATCATTATTACTATATTCAATATTCAAACTATCAAATATTAATTGAACATCTCTTTTATCATATTCTGTTTCTTGAAGATTTTTTTGAAGCTTATCAAGTCTTTCATTTAATTCATCTAATTCACCTTTTGAATTTCCAACATTTTTTATTCTATTGTTATAATCTTGAATAAGAGATGAGCTGTTTATTATACTTGTATCATTGAAAGCAATTTTATTATCATAATCACGAATTTTGTTTTCTGTGTAATTTATTTTTTCATTGATTTGTTTATTAACTACTGTAAACAAATCAAGCCCGAAAATATATTCAAGCATTTTTCTCTTTTCGGGCTTTTTCATTTTAAGAATAGATGTATTATTCTTAACATTTGTGTGCATAAGTGATTTGAATGTTTCAAGATTATAACCAATGATTTCATTAGTTAAAAATTCTTGATAATCACTGACATTCATTTTTGGTAATAATTCATCATTCTTATACACTTCAAATTTGTCAGGTTTTATGGCTCTTAGTATAGAATAAGAATTATCACCTTTACTAAATTGAAGTATTACTTCACAATTTTTTCTGTTTTTCCAGTTCACTATATCCGCTTTGTTTATATCTCTTATAACTTTACCATACAGAGCAAATGGAATAGTTTCAAGAAAGCATGAATTATGTGATAATATTCCATTTGAATAATATTGTGAAACATCTTCCACTTCTATATCATATAAATCTTCTTTTTCTTTTAATTTTAAACATTCTAAAACATTTTCGTAACCATTTATCGTTTTTATTCTATCTCCATTTTTTATATTTTTTAAAAAACACCATCCATTTGTTGAATAAACACGATGTTTAGGATCACCCTTTAAAATAAAATTTTTTGTTTTTAACAAAAAAATATCCGCGTTTCTTTTTATAAGAGAAGCGTTTGTTATTTTTTTATCACCATATGGTGTTTGAACATAAATTTTTCCTTTATATTCTGGATATTTCTCATATAATTTTATTATTTTTTTAATTTCACAATACATTCTTTGATTATACCCTCTTTATCATTTTTCCAATCATTTTCCCATATTTTTATTACATTATATCCTTTTTTTTCTATATATTCAATTCTTTTTTTATCAATTTTCCATTTATCACCAGCAGTCATTTTTAATAAACTATTATAATCATTACTATTAAATTTTTTAGGATTACAATGCCAAAAATCACCATAAAATTCTATAACAAAATTTTCATAAACACCATCAACAAAATATTTACCTATTTTTACTTCTCTGTTTATTTTTATTGAAAGATTTTTTTCTATACTTTCCAAAAAAGAATTAGATATCTTAGATATTGGTGTTTTTATATTATTAAAAAGGGATTCTAATCTTTTTATATATTTTTCAATATATTTTTTATTTCTTCATTACAAGAAATATTTATAATTGTTGACCCAACAACACATTTTCCAACACCATTGCTCATATCATTATCTTTATTTTTACCTAAAACTATATTAATTCCAGGTAAAATATCAACTTCATTCCATTTAGAACCATAAGATAAAAAGTTTCTAAATCTAATAGAATTTAATTCTATTTTCATTATTGATCTCTGCTATAAAGACTTTCTGCAACAACAGCAACCCTTTGTGCCCATCTTGGATCATCTTTGTTAAGTTCTATTTCTGAATAGAAGTCTTCTATACTATGTCCTCTTATCTTATATGGATTGCTTGATGATTCCAAATCAACATGAGTGTGTCTGAGTTCGTGTCTCATAAGCCTTATTCTATCTGTTTCTTCTATATTATCCCAAATCAGCTTATCAATATATATAATATAATCATAACCATCTTCACTATCTGCTTCTTCTGTAGTCAAATGTCTAATCAAATCATTTGTTTTCTGAATCCAAGCAAAACAAATTTTACCACCAGATGTTTTCTTCTTTGTACTAAAAAGAATCTTAAACCTAGCATTAACCAATTCTGGAAAATGCTCTTTAATAACATTTTTCATCATTTCATAAACATTTTCACTAACATCTTCAAATTTACCCATTATTCTCCCCCTTTATCTTTTATTTCATAATAAGTATATCCAGTTAAACCACCGATTGATGCACCTGCAATAACAGAACCAGGCCCGCTTAATAATAACATTCCAGATATTGCACCAACACCTGTACCTATCATCATTGTTTCTGTTCTATCATATGTCGAAGCACATCCTGTAAACAAAAACAATGATATTATCAAAATTATCAACTTTTTCATACTTTTAAATCCACACCCTCTATTATAATAGATTTTTCTTCTATGTCTTTTGATAAAATACCATTTTCATTACAATGATCCCATAACATTTTATAAATTTCTACAAATTTCACTAAATCTTTAACTCTGTATTCTGTATTATTTTTTTATATACTATTTCAATATCATGCAAATCAGCATTAATGTTTATATTTTTATATAAAATATTACTTGATGATACAAATTCACTACAATATGCGGAATCATTATAATATGAAACATCAGAATATGTTGTAGTATAATTTGATGGAACATCTATCGGTGAATATTGCATATAGTTTAATATTGGCATTTACTCACCCAAATTATTAACAATAGTATTGAACATACTTTTTAATACTTTTTTCTTTATATTTTTAGGAAGATTTTCACTTTTATCAATAAATTCCATCATCAATTTCTTATTATCCAATAATATTTCACCATCTTCTTCTTTTATTGGTGATTCTTCTTCCACATTCAATATTCTTGTGCTTTTTATCTTTAATGGTTCCAATCTATAAACATCATCAATAAGTTTATTGTTTTTGTTTGTTCCATAATCCTTTTCAAACAAAATATTGATAATATTTCCAGTAACATCAGTATTTTTGTAATCTTCAATTTTTATTGTAACAAATTTTGGATAATTTGTAAACTCGATAAAATCCAATTCACTGGTTTCGTTATCAAATATATAATATCCCTTTTGAAGTTCAGAATCATGAAAATCTTGTTGGAATGGGTTCCCAAGGTAGGTTATGTTGTGGCCTGTGGATGCTTTATGGAAGTGTCCTGAAAAAACTTTATCGAATTTCTTAAATGATCTATGATCATGCCCAACTTTACAGGTAAATGCATCATTCATCAAAAATCCAGATATTGCAAAATGACCCATACAATATTTTGCATCCATTTCTGGATAAAATGACCAAGGAATAAGAGCAATATTTTCAAGTAAATATGGTTCTTCTATTACGTTGATATGTAAATATTTTTTGAATATGCTGAGGCTATTTGGTTGTATTTCATTCTTATAGTAGCAATCATGATTACCAACTATCATATGTACCATGATTTTTTCAATCTCAAACATTTCGGCTATGTTTTTAGCAAACGCAAGAGTTTTGGTATTTGTTGTCTTGTGATTATGAAAAAAATCACCTAGATGGACAACTGTACTTATATTATTAGTTATACAAGCATCAATAACAGATTGAAACAGGTTTTTAGTGACATCTAGCCATATATCAGAATCATTATATAGACCCAAATGTGTATCAGTAACAAGTAACATTTTCATAAAACAATTTTCCTTTATTATTACTTAATTTTTTCTAAATTAACTAAAATGTTTTCAATATCTTGTTTATACATAACAATATCTTGTTTATACATAACAATATCTTGTTCTGAATTATTAATCCTTTCATTTACTTTTGTTAAACTGTTTTCAATATCTTGTTCTAAATTATTAATCCTTTCATTTACTTTTGTTAAACTGTTTTTAATATCTTGTTTATACATAACAATATCTTGTTCTAAATTATTAATCCTTTCATTTACTTTTGTTACTAAATTATTTAACATTTTCTTCAATTCTTCTTCTAATGTTTTTATATTTTTTATTTTTTCTATAAGATTTTTTGTTGTTATAAAATTATATATGGTTAAACAAACCATTATAATCACAGCTAATGTAAATATCCCCATAACAAATGATGTCATTTATTTTCTTCTCCCCCCGGTTTTACCGGCCTCATTTTTTCATAATTTATTGATTTTATATAAAAATATTCGCTATCCTCTAAAAGGTAGCAATTATTATAACAATAATCTTTTATATATTTGTGTTTTTTCTGCTTTTTTATATAATTTACGAATGATCTGTGAACTATTGTTCCTATGTAGGCAAATGGGTTTGGTTTTATTTGTTTATCAGGATCAAAATTATGAAGATATTTTAAACAGGTTAAAACCGCTTCTCCAACCATATCATCTTTCCAAGTATATCCATTGAAACTTCCCAAGGTTGAGTAATTATTAGCTATTAATAATATCATTTCACCCAATCTTTCGGAATATTTTTTTGTTTTTTTAAACTTTTTTATTTCTTCCAAAAGTTCTTCATTGTCAATATATTTTTCCCCCATGATTTACATGCTCCTATACATTTTTTAAATATTATAATACATTTATTACTTGATGTAAACTTAGTATCATCTTTCATATTAATTATTTTTTTTAGTGTATATATAGGAGCATTTGAATCACAAGAAGTAAAATCCCAAGAAATGTCTTCTGGTTTTTCAGACAATTCAATATCTTCTTTTTTCGAATAATAATAAATCATAACAACATTTTTTATCCAATCAAAAATTTCTTTACATGATTTTTTTTGATTTTCGTTACTTTCCATATCATTTTGAATTGAAAGTAACGTTATTTGATTTATTAGATTATATTTATGATCTTCAAAAATATACTTTTGCATTTCAAATGAAAGATCTTTTATCTTATCTTTTTTTATTTTATTTAAATCTTTCACCCATTCACCATTAATTAAAGTACTATACATATCTGGTTTTGGTTTTAATGATGTATTTTTTGGTGGTTTTTCTCCTAATTTTGATATAACATATTCGTTATTTTCATCATAATAAAAAACACCACGATAATCATCTAAAATATACCATTTTTCGTTTTTTTCATCCCATATTTGTTTTTCATTTTCTCCGGCATCGGGTGGTTTTGTAAAAGTTGCGTTTGCTGGTAATAAATATATATTTTTCATAGCAATCATAGATTCTAGTGGATCTATTTGGGCTTCTTTAAACCCTGTAAATTCTTTTGTTTCATAACTATAACTATATATTTTCATTTATAAAATCCTTCACATATTATTTTTTATATATATTTAATACAAAACATGACGGCATAGTTGCGAGGACGAGTTTCGGTTCCGCCAGCAGCATTGATGGTAATGTTGTGGGTGTGGTCGCCACCCACATTGATGGTAATGTAGTGGGTGTGGTGGTCAGCCCAGCTTGTCGCGGTATGGTGAGCAATACCGTAAGCTCCTGAATTACCGCTGATATAGCTGCCGGAGCTGGCACTATCGCTACAATGCGGGACGTTGTGAGCATGACTACCATTGCTTGAAACTGTACCACTATGGACATGGGAACCGGAGAAGGCAATGGAAGCGGTATGGGCATGGCTTTTGTAATCCTGACTTTGAAAGGCAGCCAACGGCCGCCCAACATCCACCCCCCGCCCATGATCCCAACCGCGCAAAAATTCGCCCCGAAGATCGGGCAAATTGAACGTTGTTGACCCGTCCCCCCCGCCAAAAAGAGTTCCGATTTGACCAAACAGACTCGCGTATGTAACCCGACTGACCTTGGCACCGTTACACTCCAAAAAACCATAAGGCGGTGTTTCCATAAAAAAAGCCGCGATCATTCCTGTGGGGGCGTGTTGATGAAGTTGGCCTAAATTTATAGCATGATCATCATCTAACGCATTTCCTATAGCAATTCTACCACTTGTATCACGAAGAACAAGTCTGTTTGCAATATTTGAAGATGTCGCTGAATGTGGATTAGTCAAAGCCGCGTGATCATCTAATGATGTTTGTCTGGCTAATTTAGACGGAAAATCAGACCAAATGCAATTACCAGAAACGTCGGAAAGAATTGTATATTGATCACCAGGAGTACTTCCAGTATATTGAAGTTGTTTTGATATATTAACTTTACCTGTAGTATCAGATATTGTTAATGATGTTAAACCATTTTTTGATGAAATATTTGAAGTTCTTATTTGACTGGTTATTGTAACATTTCCTGATTTGTTTATGGTTATAGCACTTATACCCATATCTGATTTTATATTATCTGTCCATAAATCGTTTATTATTTGTATATTACCAGAAGAGTCTATTGATATGGCATCAATATTTGAATATGATTTTATATCATCTGTGATTAAATCACCATCAATTGTTAAATCATTTTTAATAGATACATCACCGGATATATTTGATATTGTTAAAGCGATTCTTCCGTCTTGTGCTTTTATATTATCAGTTTTAAAATCCGAACCTATTTTTAAACTTGCGGATGTTTCCATTTCACCTGTTGTATCAGATAAAGTGGCAAAATCTGTTCCGTTCTGTGATTTAATATTATTAGTATTAAAATCACCATACATTGTTAAACCATGTGATTTCATTATATTTTTTCTCCTTTTATCCCATTACAACTACTTCAAAGTTTTCTGAATCTGAATTATTCCATACTCTTAAAATATTTTCTGAAATAGAATATGTTGTCAAATCTCTCTTTTTTCTCTCCACTGTATCGTAAAATTGAATAACCGGAAAATTCTGACCTAATCCATGAACAACATCATAATAATAACCAGAAGTTCCTAGTGTCCAAGAATCCGTTGTATCATAATAATATCCCGGTCCTATTGGTAAAATAGAAACATTATCTATATCACCTTCAGCTATATTAGATTTGAACCATTTTATTCTAAATTTTTGTAATCTATTATATCCGCCGGTTTCATTATTATCAGCAATCCAAAATTCAAAATATCCGTTTATATTTGTTGTTACTTGTGGGGATGATGTTACCGAAACACCACCAACCTCAGTTGTAAAAATATTAACAGCATTTAATGTTCCGGCTTCATATATATAAACATTAGCGTTTTCTATTGGTTGTCCTTCATCGTTTAACAAATAGCTCCAATATTTAACTCTCATTTTATTACCTCGCTATCCTATAATATAGTATTATATCAAAATCTTCTATTTTATATACAGTATCACAATATGTGTACCATATTAAATTATCTTCATTGTTAAAAACTCCAAATTCTGTTATATCTTCTTCCGCTTTATATCCAACAGTTCCACCTTTTATATAATAATTATTTTCATCAAAATCTACTTCTAAATCTGTTATTGTGTATATTGGATTTTCTAAATCATTATATCTATCTGTGTTAAAATATCTACCTGTTTTTCCTGTTCCTATCTTCATATAACCACCACTTATAACTGCTGACATCAAATCAATTTGTGTGGAAGCATCTCCAACTTTGTTTATTAAGGCATATCCAGAAGTATTACTTGGAAATGTTATTATACAATGATTTTCACTATTTAGATATATATTATCCGGTAATATCATATTATAACTTAGATCATAACATTGAACAAAAACAAGTTCCGATTGTAGTTCATGATATATATTCCATGTATTTGAATTATTACCAGTATATATATAATCAGCTTTTAACATTTTACCGCTTCCGCTCAAAGATTCAGAAAATGTCATTGTTTCATTATCATCATCAGTTAAATTAATTTCAAGCGGAATTTCTCTGTAATCATCTTGATCATAAGCTTGAGAAATATTTTCTCTATGATCCAATGAATGATTTATATCCCATGTTAATGCAGAAATTACTTGTTCATGATTATAATCAACTTTTTTCACAACCATATATCCGTTTTGGCCTGATGAAAACGTTGCTGTGACTATATCATCAGCTTGCAAATATATATCTTTTGG